TTACGATGTCTCATCCGCAAGCGTTTGTTCGAAATGCTACTGGCTCACGTAATTATAGGGGACCTTTGGTTCCCTATATTCCAGATGGTACGTCGTTCTTCCCCTCTATCCCTCCTACGAATGATTCGTATTTTGGGCCTGAGGCTATTCGAAGAACTCAACCTACCCGCTCTACAGCTACGTTAGCTTCGGCGCTTACAGAACTTCATAATGAAGGTCTGCCTAAGCTTTTGGGCGCTAGCTTAATGTCAAAACACTTACGTCAGATGCCGCACAAAGCGGCAGATGAGTATTTGAATTGGCAATTCGGCTATAAGCCCTTAGCTTCAGATATAGCGTCGTTAATGGTCTCAGTCTCTGAGTCGAAACGTCTCATTGACCAATACCAGCGTGATTCCGGGCGAATTGTCCGGCGTAACTGTACTTTTCCCACCCAGGTTTTAGATTCGGGGTCGAAAGTCTGGCCCGATATGGGTTTGTATAACCCTACCGGTACCTTTGACTTTAACTACGATTTCTTCTATCCTGCGGCGTTTGCTGGCCACGTGCTAGAGACCTGGTCAACCACGCGAAAGGTGTGGTTTACAGGTGCATATTCTTACTACTTACCTAAGGATGATCATTCCTATGGCAAGATAGCAAAATATGCTTCGTTGGCTGATAAGCTAACGGGTGTGGGAGTTCATCCCCACACTCTCTGGCAGGTGACACCATGGACATGGCTCTCAGACTGGTTCGTTAATATTGGAACGAACATATCCAATGCTGACGCTCTCCAGACTGATGGGCTTGTGATTAGATGGGGTTACTTGATGACACACACTGTGTCAACACGTACACTCATCTGTGAAGGAGTCCAACCACGTTATGCGGGTGGATCTCCAGGGCCTTATAGTGTTACTCTAACTTCCGAACAGAAAGTTAGAACTAAGGCCTCACCCTACGGTTTTGGTTCAAACCCTTCCAGTTTCACTGGTAGGCAATGGGCCATTTTGGGAGCTCTTGGTATGACCAAGAACCCCCAGTCGCTCCACGGAGGATAACCCTCTTAGAGCATATTCCTTATCCCTGGATATGCTACTCCAAGTCAAGGACAAATTGCAATGGCTTTTGCCGACCCACAGTCAGTTACTATTGCAGGTTCAGCTAACTCGCTTCCGCGAGTTGCCTCTGGCGTGAACACCGGGTCCTTCCGGACCAACGATGGTCTCGTCCAGTTGTCTGTCTCTTCTGCCTATGGCAAAAGGGTCAGACGTACCCTGCGCCTTGAGACCTCCAAGGTTGCGCCTGATCCGTTGATCTCGTCGACGAACGTTAAGTTCTCCATGACAGCTTACATTGTCGTGGATACGCCAGTCACAGGATACACGGTCGCGCAACAGAAGGACATAGTGGACGCCCTCGTGGCGTACCTCTCTGCTTCTTCTGGAGCCAAGGTCACCCAGCTTTTGGGTGGTGAAAACTGACCACGGTGATAGTTATTACACTGTGGATACTCGCAGTAATCTCAACCTGGTTCTGGTGGAGACACCCGAGCTAGACTGTGGGTAGGGTTTGCAAAAGTCAGCGCTAAGGATGTAACACCTACCATTAGGCGGGGTACATGAAAAGCCTGATTTTGTTCTTGCAGGAGATCTTGGCTGATGCCGAGATCTGGTGTCGCACAAGCACCACCTCTGATTTTCAAACAATTCAGAGGAGAGTTGAACACGAGGGGTTATCGTTTTTAACTATAACCCTTCCGAACTTTGGTCAAGATCTCCAAAAAGCTCTTGACCAAGGTTTCGTTAGCGACGACCTTTTCGCTGGTTTTAAGCGGAAAGGGGGTCTCCCCCAATTTCTTGGAGGTTTCCTTCGCCTTGTGTTCGATTCGAAGAAGGGTTGTCTGCTCAGCGAACCTTCTATTGAGGTAATCCGTACCTTACGTCAGATTACTCTGATGTGGGCAAAGATTAACGTCCCTTGTAGCGATACACGGGTCGTTTCCGCAATTAGGAGATACGTTGAGTGTGAGAAGGATTTACGCGAAAGCCATGAGCATCTTTCCTCCAAGGATTTGGAAGAATTTTGCCGTATTGGCAATCTGCTTTGGGCTGATTCTCTTTCTCGTGCGGATAAATCCGTTTACGATAAAGGAATCATCCCGAAACATGGCCCCGGTGCCACGGCTGACCGCCTCAAGGGTAATTCCAAGTGGCGGCAGACTGAGTGGTCCGAGCGGCTTGACCGAGTGTTCCCTTTTGGGGAGCATCTCGCTTCAAGCTGGAGGTTTTTCCAAGATCTCGCCAACGTGTCTATCCTCGAACCCGGCGCTGAGAGACCCGTTAGGGTCATCACAGTGCCTAAAACGCTCAAGTCACCTCGAATTATTGCCATTGAGCCTAGCTGCATGCAATACGTGCAACAAGGGCTACTGGCGACAATTGAGAAAAGCATCCAAGCAGATGACAGAGCTTGGACTTTTATCGGATGGGCAAGTCAGGTGCCTAATCAGCACTTGGCTTGGAAGGGTTCTAAATACCAAACCCTTGCTACCCTCGACCTCTCTGAGGCCTCCGATCGTGTCTCGAATCAGCTCGTACGGCTCCTGTTTCGAAACTTTGGAACCCTTGCGGATTCCATTGATTCGTCTAGAAGCCGGAAGGCTGATGTGCCTGGTCATGGAGTAATTCGCCTGGCCAAGTTCGCGTCTATGGGTTCAGCTCTCTGCTTTCCCATCGAGAGTATGGTTTTCCTTACTCTCGTCTTTGTTGGGATAGAAAGAGAGCTCAGACACCCTATTTCCCAGAAAGAGATTTCCTCTTTTCTGGGAAAGGTGCGCGTCTACGGAGATGACATCGTCATCCCTGTAGAATATGTGCAATCAGTGAGCAATGTTCTTTCAACTTTTGGGTTGAAAGTTAACGTTGACAAGTCTTTCTGGAATGGCAAATTCCGTGAGTCTTGTGGAAAGGATTATTACGACGGTGAAGACGTAACTGTCATCAAAGTTCGTAATTTATTCCCAACCTCACTGACTGATGGGTCCAAGATTATTTCAGCCTTGTCGCTCAGAAATCAACTTTATTTTGTTGGCTTCTGGCGCTCGGTATCCTTTCTGGATAGGATGCTTGAGGGAATTCTTCCCCTCCCTTACATCTCTGAGCGATCTTCGATGCTTGGCAGACACAGTTTTCTTGGCCTTGAGCCAGCCGAGAAAATGTGCCCGAATCTTCACCGTCCTCTTGTCAAGGGCGGTCGGATTCGCAGTAATCTTCCTGCTTCACAGCTTGAAGACTATGGTGCCCTGTTGAAGTGCCTGATTAGGCTTGAGTCTCGCGAGATGCTAGACTTTAGTGACGAATTCACTTCTTTGCCAGGAAGTGATATCAGCCACTTGACCCATTCAGGACGTCCCCTATCCGTTGACATCAAGATAGGGTGGGGTTATAGCGACTAGCA